CTTATTGAATACTATTGATAAAGTATTCTACGAGCAAAATGTTAATACTGTTGAAGTTCGTGATGCATTCATCTCTTTAGCCAAATCTAGAGATTTGAATGATGTTGTAAAAGTTGCTCAAGTTTATTCTTCTGAAGTTGAATTATATAATGAAATTCCTGAAACTATCCAAAAAGAAGTTATGGATATCATTGTAAAACGCATTGAAGATTTGATTGAATCTAAAGGTGTTGAAGATATCAAACCTGAAACGGAAGACGAAAAAAAGACACGTCTCGAAAATGATATTGAAGCTCAAGTACGTAAAGCTTTAGATCAAATGAATAATAAATAATAATTATGGACTTGGGTCAAATACCCAAGTCCTTTTTATTTTTTGAGGATAATTAATATGAAAGAGGCAATTGTAAGTGCTAGTACATGTCTTAAATGTGGATCAAAGAATATGGATTTAGTAACCATTAATGGTTCTATTATAAAGTATTCTTCATATCTAAGCATGCTAAGCAAAGATGAAGTAAAAGATAAACTAAGCAATTACCAGCTATATAAATTCAAGTGTAGAGAATGTGGGCATACATCTTCTATTGATTGGAGATTTGGGCTACCATGTCCAACTGAAGAAAAGGCTGATTTTTAGTTAAAACAAAGCAATAATATAAAGAAAGGAGAACCCCTTATGATTACAAAAAATAAAATTTTATACATCATAGGTGCTATAATTTATATTAGTTGCTTTGCCTACATTATATCCGATATGCTTCAAACTATCGAAGGTAGAATCTTATTGTTTATTTATTCGACATCAGTCATTCTAACTGCTTTAATTCTATTTCTAGGTTATAAGATTTTCAAAGCCCTACTAGTAATTATAGAAAAGTATAGCAAGGAATGATACTATGTCCAATTTAGCATTTACCATACTACTTTTATCAGGTTTGCTATGCATTATTGCAAATATCGGCTTTATATCTTCAATATCGATGATGTTATTGACAGTAATGTATATCATAACTCGTCCACGGAGGTAATATGTCAGTATTTAGTTTTATTAAGATAGTTGGGACCTTATATATGCTTCTCTCTATTTTACTTACTATTTGTGTAGCTATCATACTTCCAGATGGATTAACTTTAGTGTCTCCTATTTGGATTACACTACTTGTATCTATCGCTGGTACTGCATTTTTAGTATATTCTAAAAAGAGAAAACAGTCTAAGGTTACAGGTAATAAATAATGAAATTAGACTTCATAACTCTAGTAATACTATTGACTATGGCAGTTACCTTTTATAAGAATTTAACCACTCCAGGTGATATTCCTATAGAAGTTATAACTGCATTTATATTTTTAGCAATAGTAGTGCTAGCATATTATAACTCTAAGTAATAAAAAAGTATCTCATATTACACATACAAATAGTTTAATATTAAAAAGGAAGTATAAAAATGACTTTAGAATTAGGGCTCATATGTGGGCTCTTATTGATTATTATATTCATGATAATTTTATTTATAGACTATGTAAAATTATCTCCAAAGTATACAATAACAAGTAAAAGAGAAGGAAAAGATGTACCTCTCTTTTACAATGTAGAAATTAATGGTGATTTTTCAATACCAGTTTCTAAATTAGATTATGATATGGTTTCAGTCGGTGATAAAATTGTAATACGCAGTTTTATGGGAATCGGCGATAACTGTAGACTTTATAAAATTGAAAAGGTATAATATGAGACTTATTTACATAAGACTTGAGAATTACATAGGAATCTATAATGGTCGTGGAGACAATATCTTAGAGGTAGACTTATCACAGTCTACCTCTAATATTATTATAATCCGTGGCGCTAATGGTTCCGGTAAATCAACTTTATTAAAAGCTTTATCTCCACTCCAAGATGATAATACTGCAATCATTCCTGGATTGGAAGGTAAAAAATCTTTAAGATATTTATATAATGGTGAAGTTTACGAGATCGTTTATATTCATCCAGTTAAATCTGATGGATCTAGAGGACAAGTTAAACTTCAAATCTATAAAGGAAATAAGAGAGAAGAATTAAATCCAACTTGGAATGTAACTTCAGGTAAGGATATTATCTTCGATCTATTTAATTTAGATGCTAACTTCTTGACTCTATCTCAATTATCTTCTGAAGATAGAGGGTTAGCAGATAAGAAACCAGCAGAACGTAAGAAGTTTGTTAATAGTATTATCAATGGTATCGAAGTATACAATAACATGTATAAAGTCGTTACTAAGAAATACTCAAACTTTAAAAGTATGATTAATACAATCTCTTCTAAGATTGCTCAAATTGGTAATATAGAAGAATTGAATGTTAGATTTAATAATATCACTCGGCAAGTAGAACTAGTTTCTGCTGAAAGAGATCAAGCAATATTAGAGACTGCAAAATTAGATTCTCAAATCGAACTTTTATCTAAAGATAATAACTTAGAAACTTATTATAATGCAGAGAAAAGTTTAAGAGAACTTAAAGCTACAGTCGATAAAGATATCAATACTATAATTGATATTTGTAAAGGTGAAATTTCATACACTACTGATACAACTGAAATATATGAATTGATTAATAAGAATTTAGAGAAATCTAATAATGAAATCAAACAAGTTATTTCAGATGAGGCTAAAGCTAGTACTAAGCTTGATTCTCTTACAAATGAGAAGACTAAAGTTTATGAAGAACTCCAAGTCAAGATAACAAAACGAGATTCTATTTTAGATAATAGCTTCTCTGAATCCGATTTGAATCTATATAATGAATCCAAAGCTAAGATTTCTGAAATTGATAAAGAAATCAAATCTTTGAATTTAAATATAAAGAATACATCTGAAGCTGAAAGTCTTATCAATGCAGTAGAAATGATAGTGCCAGTTATAGATACATTGTATAATGGTTTGGATTCTACTACAAGAAAAGATAAATCTAACTTTGTAAGATCTACTTTAGATAATAATAGAAATTATGTAAATCAGTTACCAATTATTTCTGAAGAGCATAGAAAGTTATCTAGAGAATTATTAGATTTAGAATCAGAATTGCGTGCTTATGAAATTCTTTTCGATAAAGCTAAAGGATTAGCTCTTAGGCCTAAAGAGTGTAAGATTGATTCTTGTGCTTATGTGAAAGAAGCGATTGATGCATCATCTAAAAATCCAGAGTCCAGAATTGATTCAATCAATAAAGAGATATCTGAGATTAATAAGATGATAAAAGAATTAGAATCTAAGTCAGAATTCTATACTGAAGTATACGACTTCTGGAATAGATTTAATAATCTTCATGGAATGATTATGTCTTTTAGAAAACTATTAGACAAGACTCCAATTAGTTATATTCTTGATCCATATAATCTTCTCGAAAGTTTAGATAATATGGAAAAAGTAAATACTGAGTTTAATAGAATTCGTGGTGTCTATAATATAATGATTACTAAAGATAAATATGAAGATATTTTAGAGTCATTAAAAGATCCAGCTATTAAATATGAAGCCAATAAATCTCTAATAGAAGAATTGGATTCTAATATCGCAGATCTAAGAGAATCGTTATCTAAGATTGATAATGATATTCTTGATGAATCTGAAAAAGTTCAATCTCTTAAATATAAGCATGAAGTTCTTGATTATAAGATAGAGGCCTATACTAATAGCTATGATATTATCAATAAAGTACTTAGTGACTTAGATGATATCAAAGAATTAGAAAATAAAATGAGCTCTTTATCCGATATAGCTAAGCAAGTATCTGGCTTGCAAGTTGATTTGGATTCTGCTAGAGAAAAATCTAATAGATTAAATGAGCAGTTGAATATGATTCTCCAAGATAGAGATTCTATAGCATCAAATAAAACGCTATTAGAAGACTATCAAAGGGACTTAGACCTATATAATAAAAATTTCTCAATTCTCGAAGCAGTACGTTACTATTTGTCCCCAACTACGGGCATTCAGACGGTGTTTATGAGAACGTATATGGGAAATATTATTTTAAAGGCTAATGAATTATTAAGTTTAATCTTCAATGGCCAGTTCATTATTCAGCCATTTGTTATTAATGAAGCTGAATTTAGAATTCCATGTTTAGGTAATGGGTTATTGAATGATGATATTTCATCTATGAGTACAAGTCAAATTTGTATGATTAGTATGATCTTATCATTTGCAATTCTTTCCAATTCATCTACTGATTATAATATTCTTAAGTTAGATGAAATTGATGGTGGTCTAGATACAGAGAACCGTATCCAATTTATAGGATTACTAAAACAGTTAATTGCTATGGTTGGATGCGAACAATGTTTCTTAATCAGTCATAATATGGAATATGATGCAGACACAAGTGTAATTGATATGACTGCAAGACCTGTAATGGTTATGTAATTAAGAAGGAGGTTCATCCTCCTTCTTCCATTATTTTTTTGTAATCTTAAAGAATTATATATATATATTATAAAAGTGAAATATACATCTTAATATTTCTAGTTTATATTTTAATTTTATTTTGGAGGTGCTCATTATGAGTAAAGTATTTTTTATTGTAGGATTTGTAATTGGTTTTGAGTTATTCTTAGCTATCACGGCTGAGAATATTATTTTAGCTATCCCTAGCATCGTGATGGTGTTAGCTTCAGTGGCAGTTTTGCTTTATGTCTATGGCATGGATTTTAGAGCAATTTTTAATTTATTATTTAGAGGAACTAAGCGATAATGAATCTAGGTGTACTATTAGGATTGCTAGTATTTATGCTAGCATCAAAAGATTTTATTGCAACTTATGCAACAACTCATGAATTGATTCTATACATTGTAGGATTGATGCTCATGGGGTGTTCTTGGCTAATCGATTTCTTACTTGGAATTGATAGTAATTCTAAAAGGAGAAACAATGCTAGAAAATAGAGTGAATGCAATAGAAGGAATATTGAAAGGCATACCGGATGATACAACAGTCAATCTCATTGTATTATATTCTGGTGGCTTTGATTCTACCGCACTATTAGATATAGCTATCAGAACTAAAACAGAATTAGAAAATGTAAAGAATGTGTATGCATTACATATTGAAAGTAATTTAATACATGAAGGGAAATTAGAGCTAGAAAAGGAATATACTGAAAGATTTATATCTCATATTAATGAAGATAATAATTCAGATGTAAAATTTCTCAAAGTAGTTCGAGATATCCCTGAATTAGATGAATATGCCGAATATGCAGAGAATTCTTATGATCTGCTGATGGTAAATACTATAAATTCCGTAGTTCCATTTATTGGTGGAGCTCATTTAAATATAGTATTAGATGGCACTCTAGATAGAGATTCTAGAGTTTATCATTTACCATTCTATAAAGATATGGTAGAATCATTCAATAAAAACTTCAGAAAGAATGAAGTATGGATGGAATTCCCATTTCTAAAAATAGATAAGATAAGAATATTATCATATATTATTAGCAAAGGATTATATGAATTCTGTACGTGCTGTGAACAGCCAGATCTTAAAGATCAATTTTGCTATAGTTGTAGAGATCACGCGAATGCTTTGATAGAACTACTATTAGAGAATGAAGTGTATGGTGGTACATATCCAGCAATAGATCTTGATGAAAAAGGTATCAAGTTCATTAAAAGAGAACTAACAAGAATTCTTGGAGGTGAGTGGAATTAAACCGAAAATTGAAGTGATATCTAGCTTAATTTTATTATTTGCTAGTATCATAGTAATAACCGCAACATTTGGATTTTTGATTCGTTTCATATTTGGTATGGAACTATTTACAAAATTCGAAGAAGCTATGGTATTTCTTTATGTGATCAATGGTGGTCTATTAGTATTTATGATAACTATAGGCTACATGATTTATAAATATCATAAAGGATAAAGAGGGATATTAAAATGGTTGATAAATTAATAAAGTTATTAATATATATGGTAATCCCATGGATTATCATGGTTCCAATTTATTTATTAGATGGTATATCTGGTACTAGATTAACACCAGTAATGCAACTTTTCTGCGTTTTGGTAGATTGCGGAATTGTTGCATTTTATGTAATTTGGTTAATTATTAAGAAGATCGGAGAAGCAGAATGAAGTTAACTGACTATGATTTAAAATATGGTAAATTATTAGAATATATCCTTGCTGCTGGCGAAACAACCCCAAACCGGACAGGTATTGATGCTATATCGACACCTCAAGTGGCGTTTAATATTAATTTAGAAAACTTGGATATGCCAATCCTTGGATCAAAATTTGTACCGTTTAAAACAGCGGTAAAGGAAATTTTATGGATTTGGCAAAAGCAATCTAATGATGTACGTGAACTCCAAAAAATGGGTGTTCATGTATGGGATGAATGGATGCGGGAAGATGGCACTATCGGTAAAGCATACGGGTATCAGCTAAAGAAATTTGATCAAGTAAATAAACTAATCAAAACTTTAAAAGAAGATCCTCATAATCGTAGAATGGTAGTATCTCTCTGGAATAATGCAGATCTAGATGATATGGCACTTCAACCATGTGCATTTGAAACTATCTGGAATGTACATCGCGGTAAATTAAATTGTACGCTAATTCAGCGTTCTGGTGATGTTGGATTAGGCGTCCCATTTAACACATTGCAATATTCAGTGTTAGTATGTATGATCGCACAATGCGTTGGGTTGGCCCCTGGTAAATTAGTTCATTTCATCAACGATGCTCATATTTATGTAAATCATAAAGACGTTTTAAAGAATCAACTTAAGACAATTTATGCATATGATGTAGTTAAGAAAGAAGAAAGACAATATCCTAAATTAAGATTAAATCCTGAAATCAAAGACTTCTATGATTTCACAATTGACGATATTGTTTTAGAAGACTACGAGCCAGGTCCTAAACGACCTATGGAAGTAGCAGTCTAATATTTTATTTTAATTTATATTTCTAGGAGATTATTGTTATGATATCGATGATTGTATGTTATGACGCACGCCGTCATATTGGTAAAGATAATGAGTTACTAGTGAAGATTCCAGCAGATCTAAAGCGTTTTAAACAACGTACTTTAGGCTGCAATATTATAATGGGCAGGAAGACTTTTGAGAGTCTTCCTGGACTTTTGCCCCATCGAATCCACTGGGTTATTACTAGGGATAAAGACTACGTTCCTAAATATCCTGGTAACAATGTGAAGATATTTCATTCTAAGCAAGAAGTCTTAGATGAAGTTAAAAGGCTGAATCTGCCAAACGTATATGTGATCGGTGGCGGCCAAATCTATGCAGAATTCATGGATGTATGTGATTGCATTCATGCTACAGTAATTCATAAGATTTTAAAAGATGGAAATGTATTCTTTCCAAAAATTAAATCAAATGAATGGTCACAAAGCCAGGATGGTAAGACATGGGCCTGGAAAGATGAAAATGGTGATATGCTAGAATACACATATCAGAATTTTTATAGAAAGAAAGATAATAAGTTAAAACACGAATCAAAATTCAATAAAGTATTGTAAGGAGTAATATATGGAAAAAGGACAACAACAAAAACATGGACAAAAATCTATTGATACAAAGGCTAAAATTGAAAAATATTTTGGCCGTTTAGATGAAGCCACTGATGAAAGAATCATTCAATGGCTTTGTGATGTATATGGATTATCCGAAGAGGAAGTAAGAAATACGCATGTGTATATCCTTAAGACGGATATCATATTCAAATTTATCGCAGATTGTAAGTTGACAAACCGCGATTATCACTTTAATGCATTTACTATCGGTAATAGAGCTAATGAAATTGCTAAACGCATTACAGCTCATGCGGATAGTGTTAAAAAGCCTAAGAACGATCAGTTGCCTTTCTAATAATAATCTTGCCTATATTATTATAATCGTGATATATAGTTTATATATAGGAGGATTTATTATGAATAGGAGGACTTTATTTCTATTACTAATTTTCACTTTTTCAATATTAGTGGCTCAAGCATCCACTGATAGAATTTGGTTCAGCTCAATGACTCGAGATCAAAGAGATCAAACAATCAGATATTTACAAGATTCAAATAAGGACTTATCTGATAGAGTTAATCTTTTAGAAAAACAAGTAAAAGAGTTAAATGAGCAAGTTTCTAATTTACAAAAATAGTATTATTTAATTTTAAGGAGAATTAAAATGAAAACTAACAAAACTTTAATCTTAACAGCAGCAGTACTTTCTACAATTTCTATGGGCACATATGCGTCTAACGTAGTAACAGGTGCAGATGCGGCAGCTTTTGGTAAAAATAATGTAGTTGCTGGTTCTAGCGCATTCGCTGGCGGTTATAGCAATACTGTAAATAGCCAAAACAGTATCGTTGCAGGAACTTTAAATGAAGTAAACAAAAATACAGCGGGTAATGGATCCGCATTGGTTATCGGCGATAACAATACTGTTGCAGCATCCAGTGTATTAGCTGGTGGTTATGCTAATAAAATTACAGGTAATAACTCTGTAGTTAATGGTATTAAAAATACAGTATCTTCTGATAACTCCGTTATTACAGGTCAAAATAATAATGTATCAGGTCTAGCTAATATTGTTGGTGGTAATACTAACAATGTAGATGGCTCGTATAACGCAGTAAGTGGTTATAAAAATACAGCTAATGGTTCTAGTAATTTAGTAGGCGGGTATCTTAACACAGCAACTGCTAATAATACATTGGCCGTTGGTATGAATAATAAAGCTACTGCAAACGAAGCATTCGTTGGTGGTCAAAAATCTGTAGCAAGTGGCGAAAGCTCTATTGCATTTGGTTATGAAAATAAATCTACAGGTTTGAATTCTGTAGCGTTAGGTAATCAAACTAAAGCAACTGCTGATTTTGCAACAGCTACTGGTTATTTAACTGAAGCTAAAGGTGGTTGGAGCTTTGCAGCTGGCAACCAATCTAAAGCTATCGGTAATGGCTCTGTGGCATTCGGCCACAATAATAAAGCTATTGGTTTACATAGCTTTACTGCAGGCGATAACAACGTTGTCTACGGAGGTAATGCTACAGCATTAGGTAACTACAATACTGTAGCAGGAGTAAGTTCTTTCGCTACTGGTCAAAACAATACAGTCAGCAAAGACTTCGGCACCGCTATTGGTACAAATAATGCTTCTAATGGTGAAGCATCTTTTGTAGGCGGTAACGGCTCCACAGCTCAAGGCGATAACGCATTTGCATTTGGCTATAAAACACAAGCCATTGGTGATGGTAATATTGCTATGGGTAAATATGCCAGTGCAACTGGTAAAGATTCCTTAGCACTTGGCCGCGATTCTATCGCAAGCAATAATAATACTAATGCTATTGGTCAAAATGCAGTAGCAAGCGGTGAAAATGCTACAGCAATTGGTCATGGTTCCGAATCTGCCGGGCGCAATTCTAATGCATTCGGCTCTTCTGCTAATGCATCTGCAGATTTCTCCACAGCTGTAGGTAATAGTGCTAAAGCTAATGGTGTATCCAGTACAGCTACTGGGTTTAATGCATTAGCTAAAGGTAACTTCTCTACTGCATATGGTAATGATGCTCAAGCAAAAGGTAATCGTTCCGTAGCAGTTGGTTATAATGCGCGAGCTGAAGAAAGTGCAGTTGCTATTGGTAATAACTCTAATGCAGGTGCAGTTAATGCAGTTGCAGTTGGTGCTGGCAATGCAGTTACTGGTATCAAATCTAGCGCATTTGGCGTAGGCAATACAGTAAGCCAAGCCAATACACATGTATTGGGAAATGAAATCACTACAACTCAAGCTAATAGTGTTGTAGTTGGTAATAAGTCCACAGACCGTGCAGCTACATATGAAGAAGAAGCCGAAATCAATGGTTTGAAGTATGGCAACTTCGCAGGTAAAGGTTCTGTAGCTAACGGTGTTATGAGCATTGGTGCTGTTGGTGGTGAACGTCAATTAATCAATGTAGCAGCTGGTAAAGTATCTGCAGATTCCACTGATGCAGTTAATGGTAGCCAATTGTATGCTGTGGCTCAAAATGTATCTAATGTAGCTAATAGTACTAAGAATGTAATTGGTGGTAATGCAACAGTAGATCAAAATGGCAATATCACTACTAACAATATTGGTGGTACTGGTGAATCTACTATCGATGCGGCTATTGATAAAGTTAATACTAAAGTTAATGATCACGAACGTAAGCTAAAAGATCATACTGATATGCTAACTAAACATGAAGATATTTTAAATGGTCATACTCAAATTTTAGAAAAACATGATAAAGAAATTTCTCGTTTGACTAATGAAAATATTCGACAAGATGCTGATTTAAAACGCCATGAAGCACAAATTCAAAATCATGATGCTCAATTAAAAAATCACGAAAAACGCATGAATAATCAAGAAGCTCGTATTGATAATCAAGATAAGCGTTTAGATTATTTAGATGGTCGCATTGATAATCAAAATGCTCAAATTGAAAGTCATGAACGTAGAATTGAATCTAATAAATCTTTGGCTACTGAAGCATTAGCTGAAGCTAAGAAACATACTAGCGTTACTGCAGGTAATAATGTAACTGTAACTACAAGCACAAATGCAGCTGGTGGTACTGATTACAAAGTATCTGTAGATAAAGTTAAATTTGGTAATGTTTCCTTAGATGACAAAGGTCTAAACAATGGTGGTAATAAAATCACTAATGTAGCTGATGGTACAATTGCAGCTGGTTCTAAAGATGCAGTTAATGGTGGTCAACTTAATACTGTAGTTAATAATATTAACAATCGTTATGATGGTTTGACTAACCGTGTAGCTAAATTAGATGAACGTGTTAATAAAGTTGGCGCAAGTGCAGCAGCTTTAGCAGCATTACATCCACAAGACTTCAACCCAGATGATAAATGGTCTGTAGCAGCTGGTTATGGTAACTACAAAGGTGAAAATGCAGCAGCTCTTGGTGCATTCTATCGTCCTAATGAAAATACCATGTTCTCCGTTGGTGCTACAATCGGTTCTGAAAATATGGTAAATGCTGGCGTATCCATTAAATTCGGTCATTCTGATAAATTAGTTTCCAATAGTCGTGTAGCAATGGCTCGTGAAATGCAAGACATGAAAGCAACTATTGAAGCTCAAAATAAGAAGATTGAAATGTTAGTGAATATGCTTCTTGGGAACAACGATAAAGTGAAAGATACTGTGTTCCCAGACGTTCCAGAAAATCATTGGGCTTATACTTTAGTTAATGATTTAGCACAACGTGGCTATATTGATGGTTACGAAGATGGTCAATTCAAGGGTGATCGTTTAATGACACGCTATGAATTTGCAGCTATGTTAGATCGTGCAGTTCAAAATGGTGCAGCTATTAATCAAGAAATGGTTGATGCTATTCGTGAATTCAAATCAGAATTGGATCAAATTAAAGCAGGTATGCGTTTCCATGTAGATCGTATCAACGGTGAAGATGCTGATTTGCATAAAGTTGAACGTGTACGTGTAAACAACGAATCCAATCGCGATCAATACGGTACAGTTGTTACTAAATAATTAGGGTGATAAGTATGACTCCTATTATCCCTAACGATGTACTTTACTTATATATCATATTAGATAAAGTAATTGGGTTAGCCTGGTTACTTATGATTTTAAGCATGCTGCTATTTTTATTCCACATGGTAGTTTATATGGATTATGAAAAAAGATCTGGCTACCCAGATATTGATGTGGTTACGAAATATAATTACGATCATGGTAAAAAGATTAGATTGTGTATAGTAATAGTATTTGCAATATCTATTATTATGCTAACAGTAACACCGAAATCTGAGCAATTCATGCTATTGATCTTAAATAATTATATGACTCCAGATACTTTAAATTCATTATCCGATAATGGAAAAGATATATTGAATGAATATATCAATATAATCAAAAGTGGAATACATTAATAAGATTTATTGGAGAAGGGATTTAATCCCTTCTCCGTATTTCTTATTTTTTATCTTTGGAGGTTATTATGGTACTAGAGGATATAATAAATATATTTAAATCTAGATATGAAATAGATAGACATGATCCCGAGAATGGATTGCCATTCATCATCCTAGATAGAAATATTAAAGTTACAGTCCAAAATCATCATGTCTTAATAGAATGGAAAAACTTAGGGATTCCATCATATATTAAGACTAAGAAAAATAAGATGCTATTTGGAATTGGTATACAAAAAGCATTTGTTATTCAATCTGGGTTCTATGATTCTGAATTATTAGAAATAGTAGAAAAGTGTAATCTTAAAGCTACTGTAATATATGACAGTGTTATAAAATCTATGTTTGGTAGTCTACTATTCTATAAACCAGATGGGACTGTATGTAATGTATATCATACAGATAATGGATTATTTGATTTT